GTGGTCACGATGGCGTCCACGTGGGGCCAGCCCCATGCGGGGCCGACCGTGTTGACGAACAGGGCGAGTGCGGGCAGGACGATGAGGCCGAGCCATTTGAGGATGTCGTAGACGCGGCTGGGGATGAGCCAGTCGGGCACGTCATGGGTGACGTCGGCCGTCTCGGGCCAGTCGCTCACATCGACGCCGGGAAGCGTTTCGCCGGTGTCGGTCGTGTTTTTGCTGTCGGTCATGTTTGCTCCGATCAATAAGGGATGATGATGGGGTGATGCCGTCACCCGGTCAAGCGGGTGGCGGCATCTGTTGAGTCTCAGCGGCAGGTCACCACGTCGCCCACATAGTAGACGTTGATGTTGCCGGAGGGTACGGTGCAGCGGCTGACGCTGTAACCGTGCGCGGTGGCGAAATCCCACACGGTGTCGCCCCATTGGAGGACCTTGGAGACCCCGCCGGACGATGCGGGGGCGGTGCCGCCGCCGTAGGTTACGACGTCGCCCACGTAGTAGCGGTTGATGTCACCGCTGGGCGTATGCCACGCGGACAGGGGCCAAGCATCATAGGCGACGGCGAGTCCCCAGATGGTTTCTCCCCATTGCATGACGTGGCTGATGCCACCCGTGTTGGTGTTGGCCGGGGGAGTGCTCGGCTGCACGGGCGCGGGCGTTGCCGGGGCCGGGGCTGTGGAGCCGGTGGGGTTGGCGTACAAATCCCACTGCCATGCCTCGCCGCGGAACAGGTTGAGGTCGATGGGACTCCACGTGTTGACCACGCCGGTGCCGGAGTACTGGCGCATGGCCTCGCCGTATGCGCCGATCATCCACGGGTTGGCCTGATAGCCGGTCGGGCTCATGTTCGCGTATTGTGCGATCCACAAACCGTAGTCGGCGCGGATGTCGCCGGGGATGGCGCCGGCCACGGGGCCGGTGTAGAGCAGCGGCTTGACGCCGCCCGAGAGCCGTTCACACTCAGCCATGAACCGGCGCACCCAGTCCCAGTCGCCCCATGCGGGGTTGTCGTCCATCTCCCAGTCAAGGGCGACGATGCCGTGACGCCAATAGTTTGACGTGTTGGCGTAGAAGAACCTGGCCTCGGCCTCGGGGTTGCCGCCCATGGCGTAATGGTAGAGGCCGAACCGTTTGCCGGACGCCTGCGCCTGGGCGATCATGCGGTTGGCGTCGGTGTTGACGCCGGAGGCCAGGCAGTTGTTGTTGACCTGTCCGGTGCCCCATGTGGTGCCGACCACCACGAAGTCCGCCTGCGTGCCGGCGATGTCGATGCCGCACTGCCAGTTGGACACGTCGATGCCCTGCATGTCGGCCATCGCCGCCGGGGCGAACGCCATGGAGACCGCGGCGACGAGCGCGGTCAGCGTCATGCCCGCGCGCCGGTGCAGGCGTCCGTGTTTGGGTTTGCGTTTGTCGAGGATTCCCACATCCTCTCCTTCCCGCCCGGTTTCCCGGGCAAACGAAAAGGCCGCCCGGAATGGGTGGCCTATGGTTGAAAATCGCATTCGGCGATGTGATGCGAGGTGGGCGGCAAGCCGCCGCATCAGCCGGCATCCTGCGCCGTGTCCTTGCGACGCGAGGAGACGGCGCCGATGATGGCGCCCACTCCACCGCTGCCGACGAGAGCGGTGATCACCGCCGTCCAGAACTCCGGAGGCATCACTCGCCCGCCTCGTCGGAACGCCATGTCTTGATCTTGGTGATGGCGGCGAGCTTCGTGGCAGTGACCGTGGCGGAGCACTTGGTGTCCATGTCAGAGATGGTCGCCTCTCCCGTCTGACGGTCCTTGAGCACGGCCGTCACGCCGCGCGTGTAGTCGCACCATACCTCCCCGTCCGCGCCGCCGTGGTCGAACGTGAGCCCGAGACGGAGCAGCTGGTATACGATGCTGCCTTTGGGTGGGCGCAGGTCGAGAACGCCGGTCTCCGCAGTTGTTTCGTTGTCATTGGCCATGATGGCCTCCTTTCTGTTTGTTCTTTTGGATTCATTGGGCGATGCTCAGCTGGTCGAGCGACACCCAGTCCCAGACGCCGTAGATCTTCACCTGTTTTGTGTTGGCCGGTACGTACGTGTTCGCCCATCCGAGCGTGCCGTTCCGGTAGGCGGGCAGGAGGAAGTTCCGGTTTACGGGTGTCGTAGCCAGGTCGAGCAGGTCGGGGTCGGCGAAGAGGCTGTTGTCGCCATTGACCGTGGTCCTGACTCTGCCTCGAAAGCGCAGGCAGCCTCCCCGGTACCCGTACGACGCGTAACCCTCGCATCCATTGCCTGTCGTGATGGTCTGCCAGCCGGTCTGCCATATCTGGACCGATTCGTGGTTGTTGAAGACGGCCCCCGCCGTGTTCATGCGGAGCGCGAAATGGCTGTCTCCGTATGGTCCCGCCGTCAGCCGGTCGAGGTGGCTTCCATCGCTCAGCTTGAGCGTCGATTTGATGGCCAGCAGGTCGTGGCCGAGCTTGACCACATCCTCGACGGCGCCAGTAGAGGCGTGGCTCCTCACGTGGAAGGCGCCGTCGGTGCCGACCAGTGCGGACGGTCCTGTGAACACGCCGTTCGACCGCTTGCCCACCTGTACGCCGTCGGATGTGAGGCTGATGCAGTCCTCCAAGGCCCCCACGCGCGACCGTGCATCGGACGCGTCCGATTTGGCCGTGTTGGCCGCATCCCGCGCCGTCTGGTTTTCGGCCTTCGTCGCGAACCTGACATCCAAACTCTTGTTGTTCTGCGTGATCTTCGAACTGATCTCCTGCGTGACGCCGGATTTCGTCGCGTACGTCGACGACACCGTGCTTGTGATGCTGTTCGCGGTGGCGGTGATGTCCGATTTGGTGGCCAGTCCCGAACCGTCCGCGCCACGGTAATTCTGCATCACGCCCAGGGCCACCGACTTGCTGGTCTGGTCGACGTAGCTGCGCGTGCTGAGCGTGTCGTACGCGAGGTCCTGCGCGACGCCGTTCGTGGGTTCCGAGTCCAGTATCCTCTCGCCGCTGCAGTTTGGGCCGTCGTTCCATGACCGGTAGTCGCCCTGGAGCGTGTAGTGCCCGTTCCACCAGGCCCACGGCAGGTACGCCCAGATGTCGCAGGCGGTCGCGCTGAACGCCATGACCTTGACCTTCACGTCATCCGCGTTGCGGATGCGGTTCACGCTCACGCCGAACGCGCCCGACGCGGACGCGGACGACTGAAAGCCGTCCTTGACGAAGATCTCGAACTCCGCGTTCTGGCGGGCAGCGCCGTTGTAGCCGTCGCCGGAGTAGACGTGCAGGAGGACGCTCGACGAGTCGCCGTTGCTGGTGAGATAGCCGAGCTTGACCCATTTCGCCTTGCCCGACGCGCCGTACAGCGTGAACATACGGGTCGCGCTCTTCCTCAACGCCTCGGTCGCATCGAGGGTCGTGTAGGTCTGGCCGACCGTCGATTTGATCGAGGAGGCCGACTGGTCGATCCTGGACTGCACCTCGGCTTTGGTCGGATAGTCCCCCTTGGTCTGGTAGGTCTTCGCCACGCTGGTCTTGAACCCGTTGAGATTCTGTTCCAGAGAGCTTACGCGGCTTACAGCGCCGTCAGCGGTGGATGCGACCTGTGAGATGGTCCGCTTGTTCGAGTCGGCAGTGCTCTTTGCCTCGTTCGCGGTCTTGACAGTCGCATCGAGGGTCTTGGCCTGTTCGGTGATCTTGGTCGAAAGACCCGAAGCGGTCTGCTCCACCGAGGACGCCTTGTTCATCGCCCCGGAAGCGGTCTTCGCGACCTCCGACACCTGCGCCTTGATGCTGTTCGCCGTCTGCGACAGGCTGCTGTTCGTCGCGTAGTCGCCGGACGGCTGCAATCCAGTCACATCGACGCATACGACGTTCGCCACATACCACTGTGTCGAAGATTTCCACTGCTCAAGATGGAACAACACGCATCCTCTGGATTTTCCATCCGGACAGGTGAAACGCCATGTCGCGGCCATCCATCCATCACTCAGGCTTGACGTTGATTCGCATGACGTTATCGAGTCCCAGCAAGTTCCGCCGGTCTGTGCGGTGTACCAGATACCGGCCGTCAGCGGTAGATCTCCCTCTAATCGCTTGACATGAGCGGTCACCACATACGTATGGCCCGGAACCACAGGAAAACTGGTGGCGGAATTGTAATGGTCACGACTTGCGAGCAGATTTACTCCGCTCCCATTCGGCGCAGTTACGTTATTCACCCGAGAGGTGATCTGGGGCTTATCAGCATCAAACGTCGGATTGACCCAGAGATTCGAACCGCGTCCATACGTCTGACTTACGCTGGTCTTGAAACCGTTGAGATTCTGTTCCACCGTGGAGGCTTTAGACAACGCATTACTGGCTGTAGTGCTTACCTGACTGATAGTGGTCTTATTGCTGTCAGCGGTGCTCTTTGCTTCGTTCGCGGTCTTGACGGTCGCATTGAGTGTCTTACCCTGTTCGGTGATCTTACTGCTAAGGCCATTGGCAGTCTGTTCCACTGTAGTGGCTTTGGACATTGCACCGTTTGCGGTCTTGGAGACTTCAGTGACCTGAGCTTTAATGGAATTCGCAGTCTGGGTAAGGGAACTGTTGGTTGCGTAAGCAGACATTCCAGATTTAGTCTGATATGTTTCAGCGACAGTAGTCTTAAAACCATTAAGGTTCGCTTCGAGACTTGTCGCCTTGTCAACAGCGCTTTGTGCGGTCCTCGCATTTGCCGTAATACTCGCGCTGAGCGAATCCGAAGTCGCCTTCAGACTTGTCTGGGTTGCGTACACGGCATCGTTCTGTGCTTTCGTCTGGTAATTCTTTGACAGATTCAGAGTGACGGCATCAGCGGTCTGCTGTGCCTTCGATGCAGCTGTCACGGCACCATCGGCGGTTCCCTGCGCTTTGGTGACTTCGGCGGAAATACTCTCGGAAGTCGCCTTCAGACTCGCCTTGGTTGCATATATCGTATCTGCCTGGGATTTCGTCTGATAATTCTTTGACAGATTTGCGGAAATACCATCGGCGGTCTGCTGTGCCTTCGATGCGGCCGTCACGGCACTGTTTGCGGTTGTCCTAACGGATTCTACATTTGCGGTGATGGATTCGGCGGTCTGGGTCAGAGAGCTCTTGGTCGCATAGGTCTCGGGAATATCGATCTTCAGCTTATCGACATCGCCCTGAGCCTTGTTCGCACTGGATTGCGCGGCATCGGCTGCGTTCTTCGCGGTGGCCGCATTGCTGACTGCGGTATTTGCCGTCGATTGGGCCTTACCGGCAGCAGTGTTCGCGGCTGTTGCGGATGCCTGGGCATTATTCGCGGAAGTCTGTGCCTTGGATGCATCCGCCAATGCCTTGGTGACATCAGTATCCTGATTCAGCTCCCACGTGTAGGTCTCGCCGTCGTCGGAGCCGAACCGGTATGCCTTGCCGGTGGCCTTGTCGTAGTAAAGGTCGCCGGAATGCTTCTTCCTCTCCGCGTCGGTGGTCCAGTCGGATGCCGGCTTGTTCTCGAGGGTCGGCGCACCGGTTCCCCGCCATGATTCGATGGCGTTGTCGGAGGCGTTCTGGAGAGCGGTCAGAGCGTCCTTGGTGGCATAGGTCTTAGAGACCGAAGCCGTGATGCTATCCGAAGTCGCCTTAAGACTCGACTGGGTCGCATAGATCTTATCGGCATCAGCCTTGGTCTGATACTCGGTCTTCAGAGTCGTGCTGATCTGATTGGCCGTCTGCACAGCCGCGGAAGACTGCTTAAGCGAATCGCTTGCGGTCTTGCTTGCCGATTCGGCAGTGGTCTTTGCGGTGGTTGCCGTTTGTGTCGCAGTGGTGCTCTGGGTAAGAGCGGTCTGCGAATCCTTGTATGCGGAAGATGCCGTAGTCGATGCCTCGGTCGCAGTCTGCTTGGCCTCCGTGGAGACACTCAGGGCGCTGTCGGATTTGGTGCCGGCATTGGAGACCTTCGTCGTAAGGGTTCCGAGTTCCGTGGTGTGCTGTTCGATGACCGCATTCGCGGAATCGAGATCCGATGCGACGTTCTCGGCCTTGGACTGGGCCTCGGCTGCGGCCTGTTTCGCCGCAATGGCCTTCGCATCGACTGCTTGGACTGATTTATCAAGATCTACTGTAGACGCATTGGCTTTGTCAGCCGCCTTCCGGGCTGCATCTGCTGCGGACTGGGCCTTATTGGCGGATGTCTGGGCAGCTTCAACTGCCAAATCCATTTCGGACTTCACGTTTTGAACCTGCTGGGTGAGATCGGTTCGGACCTTGTCGGCCTTGGCTTCGACCGCCTGCACCTGCTTGCGCGCGTCGTCGATGCCCGCCTGCGCGTCCTGCCTGATCTGCTCGCCTCGCCTGACCGCCTCGTCCGCCTTCGCGGCGGCGTCGGCGGCGGCCTTCCGCGCATCCTGCGCGGCCTTGTCGATGCCGCTCGTGTCCACCAACGGCAGCTGGACGCCGTCCTTGTCGACGCGGTTGATGCCGTCCGAGGCGTTCCCGCCGGCGAGGATGCCACTGCCGTCGCCGGTGTCGATCCACACGCCGCCGCTTCTGCGGGTGAGCAGACCGGTCGCGACCTCCAACGCGTTGAGGCCCGTGCCGAGCAGCAGATCGAGGTCGGACGGGTTGATCTCGCCATGTAATGCCATGAGATGACCTCCAAAAAAAGAACATGGGATCCCTGCGTCAGGTGCAGGGGTCTTCGCAGATGTCGAACAGGAGCGTGACCTTGCTGGTCTGGTCGCCGCTCATCTTCATGAGCCGCTGACGGTAGATCCCGTCGGGCAGGTCGGGGAACCCGGTTATGGAGACCTCGAAGATCTCGCCGGGCCAGAATGTGCCGGGTGCGTGCAGGGGCATGCCGGAAGCGTCCACGTCGTTCGCGTCGATCGTGCCGGATAGTTGCATGAGAGGCTTGGAATTCGCGGCGAGCTTGGCCTGCGCGTGCGATTTCAGGACGTCCCAGCTCTTCGCGTCGGGATCGCTGTACACGCCTTCGCGCAACGGCCACGGGTCGGACCGCCGGCACAGGGTCAGGTCCTCGGCCAGACAGCAGACCGTGGCCTTATCGCTCCCGGCGCCGGTCGCGTAGAACCGCTGTGCCGGTGCCATGCGGTCCACCTTCAGATCCTCCAGGGTGCCGCCCAATGGATGGTAGTCCAATGAGTGCACGGTCTTCTGGCCGAGATACACGTCGCCGTCGCTCCCGGCCTCGAACCGGTATCGCACGTGCTGCGAATCCGAAAGATACGGTCTGAACTGCATGTCGGGCCCGCCGGCCACGTTCGTGAGCTTCGTGAGTATCTGCTTGCAGGACTGGTTCTGTACGTCCCAGTCCTGGTAGTCCGTACGCTGGTGTCCGCCTTTCTCGCCGACCCATGGCAGGTCGATGGGGAGCGTGCCGCCGGGCTTGGCGCTGGTGCATCGGCTGATCACCTCGCAGGCGATCGCGCGCAGGGACAGTCCCTGCCATGCATACCCGCCGGGGGCCGTGTGCGCCGCGTTGGTGCCGAACCCGCCCTCGTGCGCGAGAATCCTGTCGCCCAGCACGGTCGGGATGCTGTCCAGCGGGATGCTCACATCCTGCTGACTGCTCGACCTGACGCCGAACACTCCACCGATGATCGGCGTGCCCAACGAGGCGTCGCCGTCCAGGACGCCGTGCCAGAAGAGCACGAGGCCGCGTTTGCCGCACATCAGCGCATCCGCCCGCGCGGTCGGCGTGGATCCCGGTATCTGCGACCAGGGCAACTGGAGCCCGGACACCTCGTCCGCGCCCACGCCCTTGTCCCTCGTCGTGGAAAAACTGGAGTCGCTGACGGTCATCGACCATGTGAAGCCGGGGATGTCGATCTGCTGGTCGAGCAGCCCGGTCATCGTGTCGCACAGGCAGGCGCGCCAGCTCATCTCGCCACCCCCTCGTCCTTGACGACGAGCACGCGGCCCACATACGTGTCGCCATTGTCCTTCACGCCGTAATGCGTCACATAGCCCGGGCCCTGTTCGTTGAACATGGCGACGCCGATGGTGTGCGGGCCCTTCGCAAGCTGGAGGGAGCACGTGCATTCATGCGTCACCCACGAATCCGTGTATTCGATTTTCCTCGTGGTGTACAGATTCCCGTCGACGACGAACCGCACCGCGGCCACGCCCTTCGCGCCGTTTTTGCTCGGCGCGGAGACGCACGCGTACATGGTCAGGAGCAGATTGCGGTCGGTCGGCATCTTGAACGTGTCGATCAGGAACGGCGCCGTGTACGCGGGATTGGATGACGCCTGCAGATCCTTGTTCTCCGCGATCCTGGCGAGGATGCCGAGGTTCGCGCCGTAGGGGATCGCGTAGTCCTGCGTGTCGACCATCGTTGCCGATTGGGTGGACGAGGCGGCTGCCGGCATGCGCATGCTCATCAGCCTCGTGCAGCCGGACGGGACGGACGGGGCTACCGGATTCGCGCTTGGCGTGCCCTGTGTGACGCCCACGGCCACCTGGTTGTCCTTGTCGCCCTGAGAGATGTCGTTCGCCTTGAGCCATATGACGTCGATGCGCGGGTTCGACGGATCGCCGGCCGAGACGGCGACGGTCTGCCCGCCGCTCCAATACGCTTCCGTGTACCCGTCCGCATTGCCGCGTGAGCAGACGGCCACGCCCGCGGCCACGTTGTAGCGCAGGTCGGAGCGACCCGTCACGTCCAATCCGCACACGATGCCGACGTTCTCCCAGTGCGCCTTGATGATCCGGCGGTGGGTCGGCGGGTCCATTCCCCTGCCGGTCGAATCGGGGGCCACTCCCAAAGCTGTAGTCATAATCCCTCCTTGATCACATGTAGGTGTCACGGCATTCGACGGTCACGTACCCGTCGCCGACGGATTGCAGGTTCACGGCCACCGAGCCGCCCGGCGGCACGGTGGGGAAGCCGCGCTGGCGCAGGTTGCGGCTCACGTCCAGGCCGCCTATGCTCGCCGCGCGACTCCGTGAGTCCAGCACGAGCGGCACGCTGCCGACCGCCTGCGAATAGTCCAGGCTCATGTCAAGGCCCGGGAAGTTCAATTGCACGCCGTCCGGCCACGGACCTTGTACCGTGAACACCGGGTAGGCTCGGCTGGAACCGTTGTTGACGAGCGTGCACACGTTCCGCGCATCCACGGCCGCCGTGCCATAGGACAGCGGATAGGCCAACCCCCTCGCCGCGGAGCCGTAGGAAAGGCCCAACCCCGCATCCCACGCCGGAACCAACTGAAAACGCCGCGCATCCCACGACAAACGCTCAGGACGAGGACACACGAAATGCAATGTCAGATCGTTCTCCAACAGGGGATTCCACCGCGAGTCGCGGCCCATCTGCGCCACGTAGCCCTCACAATATGTGTCCTCGTCGCCGTCGACCATGCGCAGCCTGCAGGAGCGGTGCGCCGCGGTGTTGATGCGGCGCATCAGGGAGAGTAGGTCCGCACGGCTGTAGCCGACCGCCTCGTAGTGCACGGTCACGGTGCGGGCCGAATACAGGATATCCGTTTCGGACACGTCATGCGCGCCGTCGCCCTGGCCGCGTTCGGTCAGGGCGACCTTCGCGTCCGGCAGCGTATCCCAGCCCTCCACGCCGTTGGCGGTGATGTACAGGCCCCGGTCGGGCGAATCCGCGGGATTGAACCGGCAGACGAGCTCGTCGCCGGCCCATAGCTCCCCGTAACGCGGGCTCAAGGTCCACAGGTCGTTCATCTTGAGAGCCTTCCCACGAGATGAGCGGCGTTGCGGTACATGATCGACGCCGCCGTATACATGTCATCCGCCGGACGCACGATCTTCTGCTGGAACACGGGCGCTATCGTCTGGTTGACGGTCTGGTTGTTCGTCACCGGCTGGCTCAGCATCATCGGCGAGGGCTTGTAGAACCTCTCACGTGGAATCTGACGACGGTTCATGGCCGCGTACAGGTCGGCACCGTAATAGCCGACCGATTTCACGTTGCTGACGAATTCGCCGCTTTTGACGCGCGCGTTCAGCAATGTGATGTTGTCTTCACCCGTGTAGGTGGCCTTGCCGGGCATCAGGCCCTCGATGACACGGCCGCCAGTGGCGTAGCCGCGCATCGAAACCCCGTAGCCGGTGAACAGGCCACCGGTCTTGCCGGTTGGTATGTTGCCCATCGCGCCCTTCGGGCGATAACCGCTGCTGGAATACGTGCCGCCTGAGGAATCCTCGTATTTGCCATGGATGGTGAACCATTTGTCCGCGATCTGCATGTTGTTCAGGCCTTGGAGCACTCCGATGGCCTGATCGTCGTTTGCATAGATATAGCCGGTTTTCGAGTCGATGGTCCAGCCGTTCGCTTCGGCCACCTTGGCCAGCATGTCGCTGTTGTCCCCCTGCAGCAACCCGGTTTTCGGGTCGATGGTGGCACCTGCGGCGATGGCCATCGCATAATCGAACTGGGTCTTGTCCAGATCGAGTTTGCCGGTTTTCGGGTCGATGGTGGCTCCGGTGGCGTCTGCGATCTTCTGCATCAGGTCGGTGTTGTCGCCGCTGATGCGCACGGTCTTGTCATCGATTTTCTCGGCCTTCAATTTCACGTCATCGAGCGCCTTGCTGGCATCATCGGTGATATTGATTTTCAGGTCGATGCCCTTGGCGGCGGCATTGCTCAGCTTCTCGACGCCCTGACGTAACGTATCCGCCTGCCCACGTGTCAGGCCATAACGGTCGGCGAGCGCCCCTGCGGCCTGTTCGCTCATGCCTGCGGCGTGGGCGTTTTCGATGAAGGCTTTGCGGGCCTGTTCGAGTTTGTCTCCGGCTTGTTGGGTTGCTGCTGCAGCATCGCCGTTGGCCTGGCCTTCCTCAATGATTTTTTGAGCGGTGTCCTGTGCGGTGGATGCCAGGGATTGCAAGGCGGATTGTGAATCGTATGCCTGTTTTTCGTGGCCTTGGAGGGCGTTGCCGCTCTCGTCGAATACGCGGCCGTTTTCCTGGATGCTGCCGTTGAGGTTGAGGATTTCCTGATTGAGCTTGGTGATGGCCTGATCGGTGGTCAGGTAGGTTCCCGGTAGGTTGAGGAAGCCTTTCACCAGATCGTCAATGGCGTCGGAGAGGTCTTTGGTGCCTGTGGTGGCATTGTCGGTGCTGTCGGCGTAGTTGTTGGTGCCTTCGGCGGCCGTGTCTCCGCTGGCTCCCGCCTTGGCGACTTCCTCATTGGTTTTGCTGACCTGTTCCTTGGCTTTGCTGACCTGGTCGGAGAGCTTGTTGTAACTGTCTCGGATACTGTCTGTCTGCATGACGGACATGTTGTTTTCGGCGTTTTTCAACTGTTTGTCGAACAGTTTTTGCGCTTCCTTGGATCCGTTGACGGCCTTTGCGAACGTGCTGTATTCGATGCCGGCTTTGTCGAGTGCTTCTCCAAGAGAGCCTAAGCCGGTGGCGAACTTGTCTCCGAAGTCCCATGTTTTGTCCTCGCCGCTGGCGATTTTCTTGATGAGTGTTTCGACGGAGCTGCCGGACTGGTTGATTGCGTCGGAGAATTCGCTGATGTTGGCTTTCGCGTCCTGCGCGGATTTGGCGAAGCCCACCAGCAGCGCGCCTGCGACCGTCAAGGCGATGCCCCATGGGCCGCCCAGCGCGGCGAACAGGCCGCTGCCGATGCTTTTCATGCCGTTCATTGCGGTCTGGCCTCGCGTCAGGCCGTTGGCGAGCGTGCCGGCGTTGGTGGACGTGCCGAGCATGGATGTGCCGAGCTGGATGATGCCGTCCTTGAGTAGTGGTGCGGCGGTGATGGCCCGCTGGAACGGGTCCAGCATCAGGCCGAAGTTCCGTGCCGTCTGCGAGCTGCTGGCGTTCAACGGTGCCATGGCGGAGTGCAGGGCGGTGAAGCCGCCACCCAACGCGGTCAGCAGCACGATGGACTGCTGTACGGGCGCTGGCAGTTGGCTAAACGCGTCCACCAGCGTGTCGAGCGTCTGCACGAGGGAACGCAATGGGCCCTGACCGCCCTCGCCCAAAGAGATCATGAGGGATTCGAACGAGCCGCTTAGGTTCTCCAAGTCGCCTTTCAGGTTGTTGTTCTTGGCGGCGGCCTGCTCGGCGGCGAAACCGGATTCGCTTACCGCGTCGGTCCAGTCGGCTATGCCGCTTTCACCTTCCTTGTAGAGCACGTTCGCGGCTCGTACCGCGTCGGCTCCGAAGATGGTGTTGAGCGCGGCGTTGCGCTGCTCCTGGCTCATGCCGGACAGGCCCTGCTGCAGCTGGCCGGCCACGCCGGCGAGTCCGATGAATTCGCCGTTGGCGTCGTACACGTTGATGCCGAGCTCGTCCATGAGGCTCTGTGCCTTGTCGGTGGGGCTGGCCAGTCGTTGGAGCATGGTTTTGAGGCTGGTGCCCGCGTCGCTGCCGATCATGCCGGCGTTGGCGAACGCGGCGAGCGTGCCGGTGGTCTCCTGCATGCTGACGCCCATGCTGTTGGCCACCAGACCCGCCTGATTCAACGCGAGGCCGAGGTCGTGCGCGGAACCGACGGCCTTGCCCGCGCCGGCTGCCAGCGCGTCGGCCACCTGAGTAGATTCGGCACCCGTCATGTTGAACTGCTTGAGGGTGGTGGCCATGAGCTCGGCGGCGTCGCCGACGGCCATGCCGTCGGACGCGGCAAGGTTCAGCGCGCCGCTCAAGCCGCCGGAGAGAATATCCGAGGTTGACAGGCCGGCTTTGCCGAGTTCGTTGATGGCGTCGGCGGATTCGGTGGCCGAGTAGATGGTGTCGGCGCCGGCGTCGATGGCGGCCTGGCGGAGCTGGTTCATCTCGTCGGCGCTGGCTCCGGTGTTGGCTTGCACGGTGCTCATGCTGGCGTCGAAGTCCGCCGCCATCTTGATGGCCGCTACGCCCAACGCGGTGGCTGCCACCCCTGCTGCGGCGACTCCGGTGGTGATGAGCTTGGTCTTGCCTCCGGCGGCTTCCATGGTGGTCGCGGCCTTCTGGCTCTCGCCACTGACTTTGGCCATGCCGGCCGTGAAATTAGACGTGTCCGCGAGCAGGCGGACTGTGATGTTGCGGTTCAACCCGCCTGCCATAGCGGCCTCCTGAGATTCATCTTGGTTTGATTCCCACCGTCAATGCGGACTGCTTCAGCTCGTTCTCGTTCGTATGGTCTTTCTTCCATTCGTCGAGCTTGAGGGACTGCATGAGCGAGATCTGGCAGACGCCGGCCTCGGCCGTGAAGTGGAAGGGTGTCTGCTCGTCATGGCAGACCGAGATGGGCATGCCGCATTGCGGGCACAACGAGTGTTCGTAGTCGTCGAGCGCGAGCATCCACTCGCGTTCGGTCTCGTCCCATTCGGTTTCCGGCGTGTAGCCGGTGATGCGCCTATGCGAGTCGCGTTCCACCCGATACGCTGGTTCCCAGCCGAGCCACCTTTTGTAGCTGATGCCGAGCTGGCGGCAGATTCGCAGTTCCCTTACTGTCTGCGGATTATCCGCGAGGCTGATTCGAGTGCGTCTTTTGGGTCGATGAGCTTCGCGTTCAGGTCACGGATCGCGTACCAGACCGGGCTGATCTGGCCGTCGGACAGTTCGGTCATGACGTTCGCCAGATCCTCAACCGGGGTTTCCGGCACGGTCTTCCTGACCATGAGTTTGATCGCGTCGGCGCAGATGTCCTCGATGCGCTGCTTCGGGATCCCGTTCTCGGTGACGGTGTTCGCCTCGAGCACCTGACGCCACTGGGAGAGCGGCAGGGCCTCCAGCGTGATGCGGATGGTGTCGTCCTTCACCTCGTCGCGCAGCTTGTCGATCTGTTTGGCGATGCGTTTGGCGGCGGTGTTGCCGCCTTCGGTCACATGCTGCGCCATGGCGCGTTCCAAATCGGCTCCCAATGCGGCGACCTGTTCGGCCTTCTCCTGATCCAGGATCAGATCGACGTCCACGCGCTTGCGCTTCACTTCCAGAGCCATGATTATCCCTTTCTAAAAGTTTCAGATCGCCTTTCTGGGAATGAGAAGAGAGAATGTTCGTGCGGGGCCAGAAAGGTAAGAGTCCCCGCATGGAAGATTTGTCAGCCGCCGGCAGGCGGTGTCGGTGCCGGCAGCGTCGCCTCGCCCTTGGCGCGTGCGTTCGCGCCGCTCGTGGTGTTGTCAACCACGGTGACGGTCTGCCCGCCATTACGGGCCGTTGCCGTCACCGTCAGAGGCGTCAGCCTCTTGCCAAGGCCGCGATCACCGCCGTCTCGGACTCCCAGCCGGGTGCCTTCGCGAACAGTGGTATCTTGCTGCGGATCATGGTGTTCGCGTCCGGGTTGATGACCTGCTTCTCGCCGCAGATCACCGATACGACGGTGAGCTTCTGACCGGCGGCCAGCGGCGCGTCGGTGGCCATGCCGCGACGGCGCACGATATAGCCGGCATTGCCTTCGGCCATGAGGGTGACGGCCTCGTTCTGGTCCTTGTGCTCCGTGTTCGTGTTGTCGATGACCTCGATGCTGATGTCGCCGGCGGACTTGCGGCCCGGAGCGCCGAAATCCTGGATCGAGTTCTCGCGCTGGTCGCTTACGGTGTCCTGTGACGGTTCGAAGATCCAGCCGCCGAGCATGACGTAGTTCGAGATGTCGGTGCCGGCCTCGAGCTCGGCGATGGTCGGCGCCTTGATGTCCTTGATCGTCGGCACCCAGATGGTGGTGATGTTGCCTTCGGCGCTAGTGCCGGGAATCTCTGTACCCAGTTTCATGGCCATAATGTGCTCCTTAAAGCAAAAGGCCGCCCCGTATGGGATGGCCTTGAAGACTTTTGGTGAATGATTGGTTGACTATGGTCGGCTCCACGTAAAGCGGAACCTCAAGACGCGCACCTGGTAGCGGCGCGCGGTGTCGTCGGAGGTCAGACCGGCCGCATAAGCGCCGGAATCCTCGTACAGGGTGAGCTGGCCGACCGTGTAGCCCGGCGGCCGGGTGGGTGAGCGGTTCGCCAGCGCGGGAATCAACATGTCGTCGCACCAGATGTTCACGCTGTCGGTTGTGGTGCTGACGGCTCGAATCTCCAACAGGGCGGAGTGGGCGGTGAACCGCATCGTCTCCGCCGCCACATGACGGTCGGTGGAGACGCGCGCGATGATCCACGGCGGCATCTCCGACTCCAGCGGCTCCTCCTGCCGGTAGACCTTCACGCCGGACGGCATGGAGGGCAGCAGGTCGAGGACCGCATTGGTCAGGTCCATGACGCTCATAATCCGATGGCTCCTATCAGCATGTCGTCGGCCGCGTCTCCCACGTATTCGGCGAGCGTGGGCAATTCCTGTTCGGCGAACTGGTAAAACCAGTGGGTTCCGCCGCCTTTCGCGGTGCCGAAGAACGCGATGTTGGCCAAGTCGGCAGCTCCGCCGTCGCGGGGGCTCACATCCGCATAAATGGTGGTGCCGGTGCTGCCCATTTCGTAGCCGATGCCGATACGGCTGATCGCGTAGTTCGATGATGTCTGCAGGTCGGAGATGATGACTTCCTTGACGTTCTGCGCGCCCTTCTTCACCGCCTGCGCAACCTTGACCGAAGCCATGGCGTGGGCCGCGGCGACCCTGCGGCCGAACGCGGTCAGCTCCGAAGCGTCGATTGTCGCGTCACTCATTGCTGTTGCCCACCTCCTTCACGTTCCACCGGCATGCGGTCGCATGAGACTTCTCGGACTGCATGTTCAGCAACCGGAGCCTCCTGCCCTTGAGATTCGGGTCGTCGGCCTCGGTTATCTCGCACACGTCACCAGGCAGCAGCCCAGTGGTGCCATAGGGGAAATGCACGTACATCGACCATACGGGGGTGACGGCACCCAACGCTTCGACGATGCCGCCCTCCGTGTTCTCGGCGGCCAGACCGCCCGAGGTCTGCACCTTGCAGCGGCCCTCATACACGGTGTTCGCGGCCGGTCCCACCAGTCCCGTTTCGGGGTCGGTGACCGGTTTGCCCATATGGGTGACGCGGCATTGGTCGGTCATCAACGATTCGGCGAGCTGTCGGCCTCGGTTGAGGATATGCTGCACGTTCATCGGAACACCCCTATGGCGATGCCTCGCATGCCGAACCTGTTGCGGAGGGCTCGTTTCGTGCCCTCCGGCAGTTCGAGTGCGTCGATGATCTCGGAGTCGCCCTGACGGTAGCCGATCTGCACGTCGTCGATTCGCGCGTATGATTCGTCGCGGTGAGCGCCGGGGCCGCCGTTCGACTGCTGGACGAGTCCGGCTGCGACCATGCTGCACACGAGGCGCACGATGTCCGGGGGAACCGGGTCATAGCCGGCGAGCATGGTGACGGTGACGGAACAGGGGACCATGTTCGGCAGGCTCCACAGGCTTTCCCTGTACAGGGCGTTGCCGAGCAGCTTCCAATCCCCGGTCTCCTCTCCGTCCATGAGCACGCGGCTCACGGAAATCACGGGGCGCATGGGCAGGTCGAGCCTGCGTGAGGTTTCGCCGGGGATGGTCACCGTGTATTCGCCGCGTGTGATGGGGCACCCTGCGGCGTCGCGCACCGCTGCGGAAACCGATTCGAGCAGCTTGCCCGCGAGCTTTTCGTCCGCGTATTCGATGCCGTATGAATCAAGGTCCTTGACCGTTGCCAGCGTGTCCATGAGTCACCCCCTATGCGGTTATTCGGCTTCGCCCAAGTAGGGCATGGCCTCATAGCTGCCGGCCATCACTTGCCCACCTTGAAGTGTACGGTGGCCAGCGCTTCGGGGCGCACGACCTTCGCGCCGTACAGGTGCAGGCCCTTGACGATGTCGTCGAAGCCCTTCTCCTTGCGGGTGGCCTCGACCTTGGCGATCTGCTCCGCGAACGTGGTGGCCGCGTTGGTGCCGGCGATGATGACGTTGCCCTCATCGGTCTGAGCCGAGGTAGAGCCGCCCTTGGCTGCGGGAGCGTTGTTGGACTTGAGGATGGTCATGCCCGCGGCCTCACCGACCACGCCGTTGAGCAGCGTGGAATGAGCGGACTCGGCGCCAGCGACGAAACGGCTGTCCTTGCGCAGCAGACCGTAGAAGTCCGGGTTGACGATGACCCAACGGCCCGCGTCTGGCACGTTCTGCTTATCCAATGCGGTGGCCAGATCCACGATGGTGTCGTACGCCTTGGTGGCGGTGGCGCCGGAAATCGGGTCGAGCTTGCTCTTCGCGCCTGCTGCCATCAGGCCGGCCAGGTACTGGTCGGTCAGGTCGCGCAGCTTGTAGGCGGCGTCCCGGGAATATGCGGCGGTCAGGTTGTTCATGGCCTGGCGCTTCTCCACGTCGTCGATTTCGAACGCGAAGTACTTGCTCTGGTTGATGACGAGTTCGCCGGCGTCCTTGTCTGTGGCCGGTTCGATGGTGATGTCGGTGTGGGCCGTGTAGTCGCCGATGCTGATGTGCGCGATGCCGGTGATGTGCACGGTGTCGCCGTAGTTGGCGATGTCGCCCTCGTAGTCGCGGTTCACGGCGGAACCGTAGACGAGGTTCTTCTGGAGTTCCAGCAGGATGTTGGCGCTCCACAGTTCGGGAATGAAATTGGTGATGGCCATTTAAGGCCTCCTTCCGTTAGTTGGCTCCGAGCAGGTCCTTCAGTCGCCCGTCCTGTTGGGCTTTGACGATTTCTGCGGGGCTCATGGTTTTCAGGTCGTCTCGGGTGAGCTGACCCTGATGGCGGTCGCCGTCCCGTGTTCCGCTGGGCGGCGTGATGTTCGCACCCGAGGGTGCTTGCTCGGCTTTCCCGAGATAAGGTTTCTGTTCCAGCAGTTCGCCGATCGAATTGGCGATGGCCTGGCTGTCCACGCTTCCGTCATCCGTGACGGTGAACTTGGACAGGTCGAGGTAGCGCAGGGCGTCGGCCGGGTCGGCGAGCTTGCCGCTGGCTGCGGCGCGGACTTCGGCCTTGAGGATGCGCTGGTTGGCGGCGGCAAGGGCCTCGTCCTTGACGGCCTGTTCCTTCCTGGCGGCCTCGTATTCGGCTTCCTTGCCCTGCAGGGCGGCGATCTGTTTTTCGAGTTCGTCGACCTTGTCGGCCTTGGCGTAGGCTTCGTTCAGTTTCTTTTCGAGGTCGCGGTTGACTTTCCGCTGTCCTTCGAACTTCGACTGCCAATCCTCGCCGCCGGTGTTCTCCGGCTTCTTGGACTCGTTGTCGCCTGTCTGCTGGTTCTGGTTTGCGGGATCCATGTTCTTCCTTTCGATTCGCTGGATCATTGCTGGAAAATCTGTCCGCCGGAGGTGACCCATCGGCGGTATTCGCGTTCGCATTGGGCGGCGATTTCGGGGGTGAGGGGCATGCGGCCATCGTTGGGGTTGCGGCCCTCCAATACGGCCTCGTAGCGGAGCTTCGCGGTCTGAACGCGCTTCTCGGCGGCGGTCAATAGTTCGACGCGCCCCTGCCGGTACGTGTTGTCGTGCAGCCACATGCTTTTGCGGATCTCGGGCACCTTGCCGCGCCAGTCGTTGTCCACGTAGTAGCCGTTGGCCTTCAACGCAGAGATGGTCTTCTCCCGGTCGCCTCCGGTCAGCGAGTAGATGCCGTCGATGGACAGGCGGCGTTTCATCCTCCGGCCGGACTGCTGGGCGTATTGCATGCTGGCCCACCCGTATCGTGTGGTGCCCTCGCTGGTGGTCAGCGCCGTATAGCCTTTGCCCACCCTTTGCATGCCGCGTTTCGAGTTGACGACCTGGTAGATGTCGGCGCCATCGCGGATGGCCTGCGCGTAATTCGCGCCGAAGCGCTTGTCCTGCTCCTCACGGGAGAGGCTTTTGAAACCCTCCATGGGGTCGCTGATCCACCCCTGTTGTTTGGCCATGCCCTGGCTGCAGGGCACGTGGCGGCCGTGGCAGTGCGGGTGGCGCAGGAACCCCTCGTTGAAGCGGAACCACTTGCCGGCCAGCAGCATGCATCGGTCGCAGCAGATGGCGGACTCGACACGCACGTAGCCGACCTTGGGACGGCTGGTGATGTCCAGTGATTCCGCCTGGCGGGCGGTGTCCATGACCGCCAGAGAGGTAAGCATGACCAGCAGGTTGCGCCCATATTCCAATGCCTCCAACGGGGAGCTGCCGGTGCGTATCGCGTGCAGGGCGGCGAACACGGGGGATTGGAAGTAGGAGGCGATGTCGAGGCCGGACGGAGCCCAGCCTGCGAATGCGTTCGGGTTAGCCAAAGCATGGGGAGTGACGTACACGCCCTGTTCGGCGAGCATCATGCCGCTCGCATCGATGGCTGTCTCCGCCGACTTGGTTTGGATGGTGGAGAACAGGGTGAGGAAGTCGCGGCTTATCGACTTCCACGACGCCTGGATGTTATTGGCGTCGACCCTGTTCCATGTTCTGCGTGCGGCTCTGTCCGCCGCCAGCTCCAAGGTCGCCAGCCGTTTCTGACTGTAGGCCAGCACCTGAGATTCGACCGCCATCAGCGCCTCCGATCTGCAGGGCACGGTTCAACGATTCGAGTTCGGGGTCGGCCATCTCGTCGGCGCGCATGCGCATGATGCGCTGCACCTCGTCCGAGCTTTGGCCCATCTGCTCCGCGACCCATTGGATCGGGAAGCCGAGCTGCTTGTATTTGAGCATCGCGTCCGCCATCAGGGTTTCGCTGCGATACTGCGGGGTCGCGAACTGCACCTTGGAGTCGGCGATGATGTCCGCCTCAGCCACGTCGTTCTCGTAGCGCATGGCGATGCTGCAGATGTCGCGGATGGGGGATTTCAGGAAGCTGATGCGTTCGATGGTCTTGGATACGAGGCCGGCTTCGGCGACCTCGTAGCCGGTGGCCGGAACCTCCGCGTTCGTCAGCAGGTAATGGCCGGGGGTGCGTGTTTCGGCGGCGATATGCTCCACCGCTTTTTCGATGACCGGGATGAACACGTTCAGGTTCGAGCTTGACCATTCGCCCAGGTTCACGTTGTCGCCGGTGAACTGGTAGATGCGCTCCAGCACCTGCTTGTCGAGTTCGATGGGCTTCTCGCCGACCTGCTGTCCCTCCTCGTTGTAGACGGGCTCGACGAGCGGGTCTCCGCCGAGGATGACTCGTGCCGGCAGTGAGGCGTAGTCCAATGCGTTCAGCAGATAGGCCCATACTACGTTGACCGTGTCCTGCATCGATTCGACGTGCGCGATGTCGCTGATCGGCGCATTGTCCAATAGCATCTGGTTGCGGAACTCGCGCAGGGGGATCGTGTCCAGACCGGTGGGCTGAGGGTCATTCATCTTCCAGCCGTACACGTCGGGCGGCACGCGCTGGTCGGTCAGATCGAGCATCTTCTTGCGTTCCATGCTGACCGTCCAGCCGGGCAGCATGAGGGTGCCGTACTCCTTGTCGTCGCCCTGCTGGATGAGGAACCCGGCTGACGGCTGGCCGGTGCGCGCATCGTAGATGACTGCGGCGCTGTCCGGGTGCTCGAACGTGATGCGGGCCCTGCCGTCGACCTGCGTGACCAAAGCGAACGCGCGGCCCGTGGTGGTCATCATCAGCGCGGCTTCCTGAAGTCCGCGTTCGAAGTCGTTGCGGTCGAGGCATTTCATGATGCCGGTGCCGAGCTTCACGTCATCATAAGGGACGAAGCCCTTGAACTTGATGCGTTCCACTGGGGCCTGCGCCACGGGGAGGCACCAGTTGTCGGAGAAGTCGGAGAACCGGTCGCTCATGTAGCGCTTGAATTCCTTGGACGCGAACTTGAGCTTGCCGCGTTTGCCCAAGACGTAATCGGTGTGGGTGCCGATGCTGGGTCGACGGAACTGGATCTTATCGGCCAGTCGGTTCGCCAATGAGGACAGTTCCTGCTGGCTGTAGTCCATCAGTACCTCCTTCTGGTCGATGATCCGGTAAGCATGTAATTGTGTTTGCGAGCGCCCCAGCCGGCGGCTCGCGCGTCGCATGCGGCTTCGTGGGCGAGCACGCTGGTCACGGCGGCGTCTATCTTCCTGTTCTGCTGGGGTTTCGCCAGCCCGTAGCGTTCCAGGGTCTTGGCGACCTTTCGCGCGTTCATCATGTGGGTGCGGGTGACGGGGCAGCCGTCCTGTGTGATGCGATGTGTGGTCAGGTCGGCTTCGAATCGGCGCAATGCCTCGTAGACGGCTCCGATGCGGGAGCTGCCCGACATGCTCCATGGCATGAATTTCTTCGGCCCGTAGGCGCGATCCCATGCTTCTATCTCCGATTCCCATGACAGTTCGTCGCGGAAGCCGGGGTCGCAGTAGGCGCGTTCGATTTTGTAGCGGTCGTTGAGTTCCGCCCATGCTGCGGATACCTCGGCGCGGGGGATGCGCCCGCCCCACTGCTTCGGGTTCCAGATGGTCGCACGCCGGTCGGGCCCGTATCGGGGAGTGAATATCAGCCCGTCGAGGGTCTCCATCTTGATGCATGTCCAGTCGTCGTTCTCCGAACCGTCGAAGCCCGCGCATACGCGCGTGCCTTTTGGCGGGTTCGGCAACCAGAGTTCATGCGCCGGCATAGCAGCTCTCCCACAGTCCGTCTTCGAGCCATGCGCCGCCGCCCTGCACCAGACGGTTCCCGAAGAACCGTTCCGCTTGGGTAGGGTCGGTCTTCATCAGCGCCTTGGCTTCCGATTCGATGGAATTAAGGTCGACCCACGGGGAGCCGCGATACACGTATTCGAGCATCTTCAAGCGTTCGGATTTCAGATTGAAGTCCAACGGCCGGCCGTCGCGGTGACGCAATGATTTCGCGAGATCGGGGTTCCGGTAGAACACGAACACGTCGTCCTCGGCGTTCTCGAACACCTGCTGCGCGTAACTGTCCTCGCCCGGATCCCATGCGTTCGTCCACGCATGTGTGCGGCCGCCCATGCCGGCGGCTCCTCGGCGCTGCGTGGTGGCGACCGCTATCATGCCGTTCGATTTCGTGTACAGGCCGGCCTCGTCCTGTTCGGCGTCCGTGATCGGATTGCCCAGACGGGATTTCGCCGAGGCGGTGACCACGTCGATGCGATCCAAGTCCAAGGCGTCGGCCTCGCCTTCGCGCCCCGGCTGCAATATGCGGATGAAGGTGTCCCTCACGCGCATGAGCTCCTTGAGCGGGCCCAGCAGGATCGTCGCCACGAGAGGACGGTAGATGTTGCGTACCTGTTCCTCGGAGTTGGCGGTCAGCTGGATGAGCGGCGACGGATGTCGACGGCCTTTCGGCTCGCCCGGATTGTACGGCCACTCCCAGCCGCACGGACAACCGTTGTCAGCGCAACGGTACATGTCGCCTTCTCGCGCCCAGCCATCGAAGATGGTGGGCCCGCAGCCCTCGGCGGCGGTGAAGAACGCCGTGCATGGCCCCTTGCCCCATTTCTGCGGTCCGACGGTCAGCGTCATGCGGTATTCGAATGCCTGGTTGAGTACCATCGGGTTGTCGACGGTGACTTCCTCGGGCGGCACATATGGGGCGTCCTCGCGGATGCGCCAACGGTTCGCCGCCAGCCAGTACTGCCAGTCGGACAGCACCACTGGACGGCCTCGCAACGGGCCGTCAGGCTGCCGGCAGTGACGTTCGATCCATGCGCACACCAGATGCCCCAACGTGGGGAAGTCGATGAGCCATGAATCCTCGTCAGCCATTGCCGCTCATCCGACGCTGGTACACATGCTTCGTCTCGTCCATGGGAGAGCGTTCGGCGGCTGATTCCTGGTTCAGCTCCTTGGCCCTGCGGCGCGTGAACTCCGAATCGACTGGCTTCCGCTCGGCCTCCGCTTCGATTTTCCAGCCTAATGCCTGCAATCCGGCGGCGCTCATGCCGACGCGGTCGGAGATGCGCAGCAGCACGGTCAACGCCGTGGGTGCCGGCGCGATCTCGCATGCGGTGGAAAGCCGCGCGTACAACGCCAGTTCGTGAATCATCCACTTGAACTGGGGCAGATGCCAGGCGCGTGCCTGAGGCAGCTTCCACAGCCACTTCCACTTCTCCGCCTCAAGTTTGCGGACGCGCTCGTCATCGGCGGGCTCCAAGGGCCATTCCGGCGGCTTCATCCGGCACTCGGTGTTCGGCAGGCTCTGCAATGTGTATCCGAGTCTGCGGCTCTTCTCGCTGTTCGGGTCCTTGGCCGGCCCGGAGCGTACTCGTTTGCCTCCACTTGGCATGATGTTCACCTCTCGTCATGGCCTTGCGCCCTAGCGACAGATCGACGAGACCGCCCTCGCGGCGGCCCGCCAGCGATGTTTGAACCCTGCGCACCCGACAGACAGCTCACCGGCGGTCCAAGCGGGGTGGTCGTCACCCCACCCCCCCTGGGGGTGTTGCCGGCTATTTTTGTCGTGATGCACAGTGTTCCTGTTTATTGTCTGGTGTTGAAGCCTGCTGGTCTTGTTTTGCCGGTTTTTACATCGTGGCATTGTTTGCATAGGCCTCGTCCGAACTTCGGGTCGTTGGGGTTGAGTCGCATGTCGATGAGTTCGGTTCTTTCGTATGGGTAATGGTCTGCGATTGTGCTTGGATTGCCGCAGAGTCCGTGGTGTTTGCCGCAGCCTCCGCGTCCGGAGTCGCCGGGGCATGTGCAGTATGGGTCTCGTGCGAGCACTTGCCTGCGGAATGATTGGTGCCCCTTGGTGCCGTAGGGGTTATGGCCTCGGGTACGGGCGCGGTCCCGCTGGGCCCGAGCGCAGGCGTCGCATTTGCGGGCCGGCGTCTCGATGAGGTTCGGGCATCCGGGGGTCGAGCAGACTCGCCAGCTCATGTACGCCTCGCAGTCATTGTGCCCGAGACCATCGATGAGTGGAACGCTCAACGTCCGGGACGTGGTGTCGGCGGGGAAGGCCGCGCAAGAACAAAGCATAGATACGCGAAAACCCAGCCACTTGAGCTGGGTTTTTCGACACTTCTGCCACTGCATATTATGGCAACACTAAGCCATAACTGTCAAATCAGCGGGTCCGATGAGCAGCCGGTACACGTCGCAGTAGGCGTATCCGTCCGCGTGACGGAAGAGCTTGTCGCGTTGCCCCCACATGGTGATGGTCTTGCGACTGACCTTGATGCCAGCCTCGGCGAAAGCCTTGGCGATGTCGGCGGCGGAACCTCGCTTGGAGTCATCCCAGCACAATGTCTTGAGCCTGCGCAGTTTCACGGTCTGCGCTCGCTGTTCGCGCCCGCATACGGGGCATGTGACCCACTGGTCGTTGGCTCCTGCGGTGAGCATGGTCTCGCATAGTTCGCAGGTTCCTATCTCGCGGCGTTGCTCCGGCGGGTCCAGCGCAGCATCGACTTTGCGTGCGATGCCGTCAACGACGTGCATGTAGAAGCCCGCGTCCGCGAACGTGGCGAGCCTGGGGTGGCCTGCGCATGCGATGAGCGTGGCCTTCAGATCCTCGTTGCGTTTGTCTTTGCGCCAGTCGAGTGCGTCGATGCCGTCGAGGCGGCGCCATAGTTCACGGGCCGTGGCGTCGAGCATGTCGATCAAGTCGAGCACGTCAAGCCTGATAGGAGTCGGGGGAGTGGCCGTCTGGATTCGCACGGGCGAATGCCCGCCCGGATGCAGGGTCGCGTCCAACGAGTCGTGCAACGGCGTGACGTCGCGCGCCAGTCGCAGGAGCGTGCCGGCGAAGCGCAGCTCGCACGCCGTGCACAGCGCGTACCCGTTTTCGATTATGGTGTTGCAGTTCTGGCAGTTCACGAAATCCCTCCACATCGGCTAAACTGGTTGCTTGCTGACATGCCCTCCGCCTCGTGTGGAGGGTTTCGTTTTTTTATCTGGTATTTCAGTTCATTCCTCGAACAGCGGCGGTTCAATGAACTCGACCTTGCATGGCGGTTTCGGCCGACCGTCACCCTCGCGGATGATCGCGCGCACCTCCTCCAACGGCAGGCCCAATTGACGGGCCGTATCCGTCGCGCCGTAGCCGCGCCCATGCCATGCGAGCACCTTGTCGCGTATCGCCTAACTCGTCACTTCGCAACACCTCCCGCATGCGGATCAATCAAATCGCATGACATGGCATCGACGCGCTCGCCGGTTCGAGCCTCGATGCACAGGCGGCGAACATCGCCCGTGGTCTCCACCTGCTGCACGATACGCTGGCTGGGACCGGTGTCCATCGCGGCGTACGCGGCCAGGCCGATGGCGGATACGATGGCGAGCGCCAGTATCGCGATGATGATGGTGAACAGGAGTCCGATGGTGGATTCCACCGACCAGTTTCCGCGCATCCTCGGGTGCCTCCGGCGAGCGCGCTAATGTAAAAACCGGTGGTGGTTAATGTAGTTCTGTGGTGGACTAATGTAGTTTTTTGCATGGTCTTATTTCCTTGAGTACGTTGATGGAGCGGAAGAGTTCGGTGTTGAGTGTTGGGTTTCCGTTGGCGTCCGGTTTGATGACGGTGGCGAGATTGTCGGCGTCGGTGAGTGTCCACCGGCCGTTCTGTGTGAAGCAGGAGAGATAGCCGTCCAGTGTTTGGCCTCTCCTCGTGAGTCCGATGAACCGGTGCAGGTCAAGCTCTCCCGGCGTGGAATGCCGCCAGTCGATGCTTTCGCTCACGTTCATTCCTCCGGCTCCTGTGATTCGTTGTAGAAGTCTTTGGGAGTGATGGTCACGCTGATCTGGCATCCGGCGGCGAGCGCCGCGCTGATGATGTCGGTGAGGTTCGTGTTCTCGTTCATTCTGCTGTTCCTTTTTTCTGGATTGTTGTGATGATTGTGCGCACCCGGTTGCGGTAGATGGCTTTGTTGCCGTCCGGTAGTCTGTTCCAGTCTGAGTCGAGGAGCAGGCCGGAACTGTTGCAGTCCGAGTAGTAGAGCTGTTCGGCGGCGGCTTCCACCTCCAAGCCGGTGGGCTCCCGTTCCGCACCGGTCATGTACGCCTCCTGCAAGTCGTCACTGGTGTAGACCTGGGCCAACGTGTCGTGCACGTCGTCCACCGTGCAGTTGGGGTAGCGGAAGCACGCTTCCTTGCTGATGATGCTCATGATTCCTCCTCGGTTTTCATCGTGTTGACGGCGGCGAGCGCTTTCTTGGCCGCGTGCAGCCATGCTTGTTTTGAGTGCTCGCTGACTGCGTCCCAGTTGGTGATGCCGGGTGTTCCCTCGAAGAATCCTCGGGCGCAGGTCTCGATTTCTTCGTCTGTCGGCTCATTCGAGTTGAGATGGGTTTCTATGCTGATGGCCAGAGTGAGCGCTGCGTCATAGCCCGCCTGATATCCGACGACGAACGCTTCGGCCGCCGACTCGTTGCCCAGCCCCGCGTCGGCGAGCGCCGCGAGGGCCTGTTGGGTGAGGTCAATCGGTTCGGCCATGATTTGCCTTTCTGTGTTGGCGTTCCTGCCTCCACACTGAGTGGTGCGAGAAGAACATTCCGAGCGTGTTTATCGGATCCCAGAATTCGGTTGGCGGGTCGTACCGCCACCATTGACCGCAAATCGGGCAACGGTAGTAGCAGCCGGGCCCGCGTGGAGTACATCTCTGGCTCATACGGTCTCCTTGGGGTTCATGAGGGTGAGGTAGTGCCGGTATTCCGCGATGTCCCTGTCCAGGCAGTCGTGGACCCGGTGCGTGGGCCTGGCCCTGTGCGTGTAGGGGTCTCGGCCAAGCGCCTTGGCCGCGAGCCTCAGCGTGGTCACGTCCAAGGCCCGGTAGGAGAGCAGGTCGTTGACGCGTTCCACGGGTTCGCAGAATCTGAGGATCATGGGCAGGTCGAAGCGTTGGATGTTCGTGCCTGCGGGGTGCAGCGTGTACATGCCGCTCATGTCCTTGATGAATCTCACGGTTTCCAGTGCGATTGCCTCTGGCGAGCAGTGGGCGGGGTCGCTGGTCTCGCATTGGGCGAGCAGCCCGTTGTTCAGATGCAGGTCGAGGGCGGGCAGTTGCGCGGAGAGCATGGTCTCCCGGCTGATGTGGACGACCGCTTCGAGGCGTGCGTGCTCTCGCATCGCGTCCAATGTGGTGCAGCGCAGGCCGATCTCCAGTATCGAACACTTGTTCGTATCCAATCCGGTGGTCTCCACGTCCATCCACAGCAGGGCATCGGGTTTCTCGGGGATCATAGCGTCTTCTCCTTTCCGGCGAGCGCCTGAACGATGGCTCCCTGGATGGTTCGGGTTTCCTCGCGGGTGAAGCCCTGCGGGATGATGATTGTCCTGGTGCTCACCGGTATGTCGGGCGGGATGAGCATGGTCACGCTGGTGCCGTCCTCTCGGGTGAAGTCCACGTTGTCGAGTTCGCCGGGCACGGTGACCGCGTAGGCGTTGATCATGAGTGTTCCTTTCTGCTGATTTATCGGTTGGTTTGCGGGTGGTTGGGCATTCCCTCGGGCGGCGGGCATGAGTGCCATTGGCCGTCGGTGTCGAGCAGTATCCAGCCGCGCCGGCAGCTGTACACGGGCACTTGGCTTGGCTCGGGGTCGTAGCTTTTGAGCAGGTAGCCCAATGCTCGGGCCTGTTCGGGGTGCTGGTGGACCCATCCGTGGCATCCGGTGCTGTTGTCCGTGCCGCACACGTCGATGACGTTCGAGGGGCTGTGCCGTTCGGGGTCGCCGTATGTCTGGCTGCGGCGTTTCCGGTGGTGGTGGCTGCTACCGGGCCATTCGCCGCCGCGTAGGTATCGGTCGCAGACGATGCACCGGTTGTTTTCACGGCCTTCCACGAGGCGCAGGGTCGCAGCTGTGGGTTGGTCGCTCATGCTTGATGCCTTTCGTTGATTTCCGTCACGAGCCGTTGCGCCACGGTCTCCGGCTCTTCGCCGGTTTTGACGTGGGCCCAGAACGTCTGTTCGACGCTGTCCGTCCACGAGCCTTCGGGGACTTGGCTGATGGCGTGGGTTTGGAGCCATTGGCGGGTGACGCCGCCCCATTCGGTGCGTTTCGGCACGCTTTGGAGCCATTGCGTGTATTGCCGGTTTTCGAGCCATTTGCGCATCGACGGCACGAACCGGTCGCCGTCCTGGCGCACGGTCTGGGCGTAGCGGATGACGGCGCCGAGCAGCTGGCTCGGCTCGGCCTGGGGCATGGTCGGGTCGCTGCCGCTGGTGACGGCCTGCCACAGGTTTTGGGCTTGGTCGCGGCTGCCGGTATGGCTCGGGTACCGGTCCCAGGCGAACGCGAACGGGTCGGCCTCGGCCAAGGCCTCGGCTTCGGCGAGGCTCGGCACCGGCCTGGCGTGGCCGGATTCGGCCACGGCTTGGCTCGGCTCGGCGTTCGGTGCGGAGGGGGCTACAGGGGAGGTAAGGCTAGGTATGGTTAGGTTAGGACCG